CCCCATAAGCAAAACAATTGTGATAATTTGCGTGATAAGTGAGGTTAAGTTGATTTTTGACGCTGTTGGCTTATTCATTTTCGACCCCCAAAAATTGCAACAATTGCCGCGATAAACGCAGCCAAGAAACCGTTTGACTGCGGCGGTGTTTTTACCGTTTCCCACCAATCGCCCGCATTGTAGCCGGGGCATTGCGTGGCGGCGAATGGCATGTCACGGTGGCCGATTACCTTGGCACTTGGAAAGCGCAACAACAGTTCGCGGATCAACTTCACCTGTGCTTTGATCTGCGCGGGTGTACGGCTGTCAAACCCCTCATTGGGTCGCGCCCGTCTCACACCGCCTTCTAAGCAGATACCAATTGAAATAGAGTTTTCACCCTTGGAATGCGCGCCCTGTTCAAATCGACCTTTTTGCGAAAGATCACGGCCAGTTTCTACCATGCCGTTTTTGCGGATGAAATAATGATAGCCGATTTCATTGAAGCCGCGCCGTTTGTGCATCGCGTCAATATCAGCCGCCGTGAAGTCTTTTTCAACAGGCGTGGCGCTATAGTGCTGCACAAGATACGCAACGCGGCTGTCAGGTAGATATGCCATAATTAGAAATTCCCTCCAAATGTCGCCCCCAGCACGGCAATCAACAACGCGCCAATAATCAATCGCGTCAACCATTTTATCGAACTGCGAATGTCGTCTAGCTTTTCGTCGGTATTATCCAGCTTTATTGTGATAACTTCGCGAAAAGTTTCGAGGCGTTGAATGCGGTTTTCGTGCGTGTGATCTGCGTCGGACATCAATATGACCCCTCCCAGACGCGCAACGCGCTAAACTCAGGTGACATCATTTTGCGCTTGATAACTTCCTTCATGGCCGCCGTATCAGACCAAGCGACGCCAGCCTCTTTCATCCAAATTGCAAGTAAGCCCATATCGACATTGCCGACGTGTTTATAGTCTGAGCCAAAAGCGTTCTCTGTCGTCTCGCGTGCCTGCTTTACATCGCGCAGCATGTGTGAAGCGTCAAAGGTCTTCTTGATAACCATGTTATCGCCTTCAAAACTAACCTTTTGGGACAGCTTTGTTGAATTTGCGGGAAGGGACATGGCGCGTAACCTCTTTTGGCTTGACGATTTTGACATCGCCTAAAATTTCAATTGCGTCGGGGCGAACGGACAGAATCCGCAGTGCCTCTTCTTCGGTCATTTCGGCAATGGTGCCTTTAATTAGCTTACCCTGCTTGGTGCTAACCTTGTGGCACAATACAACAATCTGTTTCATATCAATTCCCGTAAATTGGTGGTGTGGCCGTTAAGCCACACCGTTTGATTTAGGATACTGTGTTGTCGAAAATGCCACCGTTGGCTTTCTCGTTCTTACAGCAAAGTGTCAACTCAGTGATGACCTGGCGCTGTGTGTTGTCGCCAGTCTTAGCAAGCGGGGTGTTTTTCGTCGCACGTAGCACGGCAACTTCCCACATGTTATCCTGAACAATAAACACATCGCGGGCACGGTTCTCCCGGACAGGCACAAACTCAACAGTGCCCCACGGTGTGACGTATACGGCCAAAGATTTGATGACCTTACCGTCGCCTGCTTGGACTGCCGAACGCTGGTTGTTGTTACCAGTGAAGCCCAGAGCCAAGTTCATCTGGAATGCCGAAAGGTAGCAGGTATCCGGCTTTCCGCCTTCTTCCCAAACAGACTGCATCACGGTGTCAAACTTTGCTTGGGTAAACGCAGTCAACGCTGTGGTCTCTTCGGTACGGGCATCAGTACCATCACCTGTAGGGTCTGCCCCCTCATTGGCACCAAAAATTGTGTTGGTGATTAGCCAAGCAGGCATACCAGCAAGTTCGCGGGCAGTGGAAGCATTGCCGACGACGCGGGCGTTGTTGTCAAACAAAGCCTTTTCGATGTCTAGCTTTTGTTCAGCGGCGATCTTCAAAGTCTGGTATGCGATCTCTTTTGCACGGCCAGCTTTGTCCAAACCTTCGTCTGTGTCGGGAACAATCACAGCATCTTTAAAGATTTGCGTGCGGTTGCCCAATCGAACAGTCGCAGCGCGTGCAGCGCCCGCCGTGTCATCGCCTTCGATGTGAGCATTGGCCGCAGAAGCGCGAAGCGTGTCTGTCTGCCATTCGTGCAGAGTGGACGTTGCTTTCGTCTTTGCAGACTTGGAATAGAACGGTGTTTCCTCTGGGCTAATGTTATAAATAACATTGCTCAAGTCTTCTTTGATGCCGACTGTTTCGTAGGAATCGAACGTATTTGCTGGCTGTGCCATGATGTAAACCTTTCAGGGTTTATGTGTTTAAAATGAGGCCCAATGCGTCATTGATTGAACCAGAGCCTTTCAGCTTGTCTTGCGCTTTTTGCTGAATTTTAGCGTTCCCATCGGGACGCTTTTTAGTTCCAGCCTTCACAACAGGGCGAGCCTTTTCGCCTTTTTGCGTTGCGATTTTGCGCTTGGCCACAAGGTCGCGATATTTCCGTGCGTCATTCAACGCCAGGACGTATCTGCTATCAGAAACCGCCGCCATTTCGTCTGCGCTAAAACCATACTCAATGCCCGTGGCCATGATGCCCTGTTTCAATGCCGCGCCCTTAACTGGGTCGGCAATCTCAGGCATACGCTGCTTTAGGATTTCAGACTGCTCTTGCAGATACGCGTCCCGCGCCTGCGCCTGCTGCTGGTTCTGGTTTTGTTGCATCTGTTGGACGCCGTGCTGCTGCTGGTCGTAAGCACCGACCGCCTCGTCATAGGTCATTTTGGCTTCCATGTACCCAATTGGGTCACTGTCAAAAAGTTCCTTTGTCGGGGCAGTGGGGGCTTGCAAACCACCCTGCTGCGCTTGCTTGAACAGATGCAAAACATTCTGTTCTTGCTGCGCTAAAACGGTTGCGCGTTGCTCTAAGCCCTTGCGAGCCTCAGCATTTTCTTGAAACCGCTTGTTAATTGCCGCTTGACCTGCCGCAGATTGCTTCAACTGATCCAGTGTCCAATTCTCATCTTTGCCGTCAACTTTGACGGTGTGGGTATTGGTGTCTTCAGCCTCATCTTCTACATGGTCTTCGTCGTCAATTTCGACATCATCTAGGTCGTCGTCGGATGCCTCAACGTCATCTGCGCTTTCTTCCGTTTCTTCAATCTCATCGCTCTGACCGTCATCAGTTGGCTCTGAGATTTCGCCCACGGCGTCGCGTAGATCATCAATCAGGGCGTCATCCGCCCCACCTTCGTCAGTTATCATTGAAACTGCGTCGTCTAATGTAGTCGCTTCCACGGTGCTACCTTTTTTCTTTGCGATCCAACATTTTCTCAACGCCGATTGCGGCCTCAAGTCGAATGTCGATCTGGTTTAAAGCGCGAATGATTGCGTGCGCGTCTTCGCGCAGGTCAATTTCTTCTACGCCGCTGTTTGCGAATATGCGCATTTGCTCATCGCGAACCTCTGCCACGAAAGCCTGAAATGCGTCGTCCGCCTGTAGCGTCCGCGCTGCCTGTGCTTTCATGCGTTTATCTGTTGCCATTTTGACCGCCGCCCTGCGCAATTCCGCCAATCATGCGGGCTTTATCTTGCTCTGCCTTAACGCGGTTTGTGTCTACCGTCGCGCCGTATTGGCCCGCGATCTTAGCCGCATCTACAAGCAAGTCTTGCGCCATCTGGTCGCGTTTCAGGTCGTCATCCGCAGTGGCCTTCTGCGTATCAAGCTGCAAGCGCCCAATGTCGTTTTGCATCTTGGCTTGCGCTTTCATCTGCTCCGCTTGCAGGAATGCCGCGTTGGGGTCTTGTTGCGCTTGGCCCTGACCTTGTTGCGCCTGCATGGCCTGCTGTTGCATCTGCTGTTCGATTTCCTGCGTCATTGGCGAGAAGTAGCGATCCGCGTTGCGAACGCCCGAAGCCGCAAGCAAATCTGCTAGCGTGTTCCGAATGTTTGTTAGTGTTACTAGGCCGTTGGTCGGGCCGTATGTCTGGTAAACCATCGTTTGCATCTGCAACGCTTGGTTTAAGCCCATCATCTTTTCTTCTTCGCGCCCAGTGCCTAATCCGACGTTAATCGAAACGTCCATTCCGGCATTCCAGACACGCGGGTCAACTGGCTCTGCGGCCCCGCTCATTTGTTCCATCTGTTGTTCGTCAAAGTTCTTAATCATCAAACGCAACATGATGCCGAACATATCGCGCACGCCGTCTGCTAGGTTGCGCACCATAACTTCCACTTGGCCTGCCTGCGCCTGGACAGTGGCACTGACAGCCGCTTTGGTCGTAGACTGCATGGCGTCTGGGTCAAGGCCCATAGATGCCCGCGTGACGCCTGTTTTGCTTTCAACTTGGCCGTCGAGATAAGATAGCGCCGTTAGAGTTTGACCAGCGACGAAAGGTACGGTTAATTCTTGGACTGCACCAATTTGCTTCATCCGAACGATTGCGCCGATTTCATTGTTCAACAGGTCGTCAAGGTCAACTTGGCCCTCAACAACTGCCAAGCGCGGGTTGTTTGTCATTGCCACGTTGTCAAGAATACCGCGCAAAACCGAGGTCGTTGCGTCTTGGTCATTCATAACCAATTCGGCCAGTGAATTGCCGTAAAATGAATGCGGCTCTGGATCGACTTCAAACAATGCGAACGGCTGTTCGTCGCACGGTGAATAATCCAGTAGGTCGTAATTCGTGCCGCCGCAAAGGAATTTGTGCAAGACTGGCGTACCTGTCCCGTCAACGTCCATCCTCATATATGCTTCCGTTACTGCGACGTTCTGCATAGACGCATCTTGCGCGTCCTCGTCGCTGCTGTCGGTAACAAAGCCCAAACGCTCTTGATGCTCTGCCTGCGTCATTTCTGAACCGCTGGCAAAACCGTCGAGGTCGTCAACCAACTCTGCATCAACGCCCATGCTAATCAAATCACCTGCACGCATTTCTGTGCGATGCAAAACAACGTAAGCGTCTTTCAGCGTCCGCGCATTGCGGTCAATAAAAAACTCTTCTGGCGGTACGCTCTCAATGCACAACTCGCCCTTGGTCTTTTCGCGGCTAATTTTGACGCTGTGGATAGGCTCCTCAACTTCAAAACCCATCTGATCCATAGACGCTGACATTTCAACGCTGTGTTCGATCACAGTCACGTCGTCTTCGGCAACCAAGAACGTGTATTCGTCATCGCTCAAATCGGTGTAGCTGTGGATTTCGGCCTCTGGATAGTCCATCCAGTAAATCTTTGCGATGCCCTG